CACCCGATGGAGAAGACCTTCCATGGGCACAAGTTTGGAGTCATGCCTTCCAAGGTCCTGGTGGATGGTATATTGAGAACTCTCTCACAACTTTAGGCAAAAAAGATCCTGTTTCAGACCTAAACAGAACCTTATGGAATAGCGGTAGTGATGCCGACAAAGAGATTGCTCGTAAGCAAAAACGTAAGTTATCTTACTACAGTAATATCTACGTCCTACAAGACCCTGCTAATCCAGAGAATGAAGGAAGAGTCTTCCTTTACAAGTATGGTAAAAAGATCTTTGATAAACTAACAGAAGCAATGCAACCCGCATTTGCTGATGAAACTCCAATCAACCCATTTGATTTCTGGAAGGGTGCTGACTTTAAAGTCAAGATCCGTAAGGTTGAAGGTTATTGGAACTATGACAAGTCTGAGTTTGCTGAACCAAGCACACTTAAAGGATTTGATGATTCAGAGTTAGAAACACTATGGTCACAACAGTATAGTCTTGTTGACTTCACTGCTGCTGATAAGTTTAAAACTTTTGAAGAGTTACAGAAGAGATTAACTCAGGTGTTAAACACAGCACCAACTCCTCCTCGTCAGACAGAGATAGAGGATTTAGAAGACCAAAGTGAAGGTCTCTATAAATCTGTAGCAGCAGAATCTGCTCCTACATTTAAGTCAGCACCGACTCCTGCTCCCGCAGAAGAAGATGATGCCTTATCCTACTTTGCTAAACTTGCTAACGAATAAATTATGAAGATTTTCATTGACTCCGCTGACGTATGGGCGATTAGAGACGCATACGAAACAGGTCTTATTGATGGTGTAACAACCAACCCTACCCTTATTATGAAGAGTGGCAGACACCCAGAACAGGTGTATCAAAAACTCAAAGACATGGGAATCAATGATATCTCTATGGAAGTCGTGGGCAATGCTGAAACTATGATCAATGAAGGTCGTAGATTGAAAGCAAAATTTGGTGAATGTGCTACAATCAAGGTTCCGTGTACACCAGACGGACTCCTTGCTTGTCACACTCTTAAAAGAGAATTAATTAGAGTAAACGTAACCTTAATATTCAGCACAGCACAAGCAATCCTAGCTGCGAAAGCAGGGGCAACTTATGTCTCACCTTTCGTTGGTAGATTAGAAGATAACTCTCACTCAGGTGTAGAAGTTGTTCGTTCCATAGTTGATATCTATAAGAAGCATGGTATCTATACTGAGGTATTAGCAGCATCCATTCGTGACGTTGCTAAGGTTACACTCGCATTCTGGAATGGTGCTCACATTTGTACCATACCACCGAAGGTATTCAACAAGATGTACAATCATGTGTTAACAGACTCAGGATTAAAAATCTTCGATGAAGACCACAAAACCACCTTCTCTACTACTGAAAGAGTCGGTGGCGATTTAGACCAATTAGATGGTATTGAATATAACTTTCCTACAGGAATAGATGATGGATTTACTTACACCATCGACACAGGGGACGATACAGGACCAGGATTCATCCCTTAATCTATTTTAATTTCAGATTTATTCTGACCAATAACTAACGACCCACCTCTATGAAGGGATGCTGTGTATAGATCAGCAAATTCTTTTATATAGATGGGTTTTATTAATCTAATCTTTTCTTTCTCAGCATTCAATCTTTCTTCATACTGATAGTATGTCACAGGTGATACTGGATTTACAGTTACACCCGCAGACGCAGTTCCATCATAATATGTGACCTGATAGTTGCTTGGAACTCTAAGTCCTGCCTTTACAATTTTACGATTCAAAGCATCAGTAACCTCCGTTGTCTCATACATCATGATGGCAGCGGGGTTTTCATATTTTGTGTACACATAGTCTCTCAAAGCATCAGATGTACGTGGCCACTGTTCATGGTAGTTAGTGATGTTATTCACTATCATGATAGTCCAACCTAAGTCTGCCTGTTTGTAATAGTTAAATGCTATTGATTCTGGTGTGTCACCAGTTTTTATGAAGACATCATCGAAGATAACAACAGAAGCTAAGTAATCGTCTCTAATATTATTTCTTCTCCATAGATTCTTGGCACGATAAAACTTAGGATCTAAAAGTTGATCCGTATAGTTGTATAGTACATTGGGTGCGTTCTGAAATAAACTCATTAGAATCTACCTGTTTCTAGATCAGCAGATGTAAGTGCTGTTGTCTCAGCAAATGTACAACTGACAGTTTGTAAGGGGATTTCACCACCCTTAGTGGTGATAAAATTATTTGATGGTGATGCGTTTACATTCATATTAGTAAGAGCACACATCTTAGAACGTGGCATCATTGGATGTGGTTGACCACCGTCAACAACAGCACCAAATTCATCTACAGCACCGAACCATGGTTCTAGTTTGAATAGATCTGGGAAACCTAGTACACCCCCAGTTCCTTTAGCGTTAGCAACAGGATGCATGCCAGTCTTAAATCCATTGATTATCTTATCAATATTTTCTGCTTCGTCAGCATCACGAGCAAAGAACTCGAATGATAATGAGAAGGATCTCATTTCCATTTTACTGAACATCATGATGGCATTCTCATTAGGTGCTAGTCCTGCTAGTCCTAGGAAGTTTGCTGGCTGTGTGATGTCACTATTTACACCAAGTGGATCTGTTGCTCCCTTGAATGCTTTACCAAGAGATTTAGATATATCCATACCCGCTTGATCATTCATCCCATCTGTAAAGTTAGATCCAATCTGACCGAGTGCGTCAGTCACACCCGCAATAGTACCTGTAGCAAGCATCTGACCGATAGCCCCAGTAGGGTCATCAAGAACTCTTGCCATGGTTCCTAACTTAAATGTGTTTCCCCATGATGCCCCATATGAATATTGAAACTCATTAGGCATGGGTAGACGATATATTGTAGGGACTGTATCCGCAGTCTCATATGATTCATTCTTTATATCAGCTAACTCGTTAGCATTTTCTACAACAGTTCCGTCCTGTAGTGTGATAGGACCGTCTCTGAATAGATGCTCATACTCACCTTTACTTATCTTTGCTAATACTTGTTTTCTTCTCTTCTCTGCATTCTTTACACCAGATCTACCTTTACCATTACCGATATCAGCTAACGCAAGTGCTTGTAGTTCATTATTGAGTGCTTCCATTCTTGTATCGCCCTCAGTGGTTCCACCGTCTGTACCTCCATAGAGGAACTCATTACCTTTTCTTACAGCGTCAGTTACACCACCAATATTACCTAGTCCTGTCTGAGCATCGTTCTGACCTGATTCTCTCGCAGCTTTTAATCCTTCATTATACTGATACCTAGTGATCTTAAAATAAGATGCAAGAGGGATATCAGTCAAACCTTTAGGGTAGGTTCTATCATCGCCATATAATACTCTATTCCCAGTTGTCATCTGTTTCTATGAAATTGTTCTAGTGGTAATTGACTCATTGCCTGCATATCTTCCTCTGGTATCTCAAAGAATAAGTTGTCGGCATTCTTAGGTATGTAGTAACGAAGTGTCTCCATAGGAGCTTCCTCTTTATTTAGTGACCCAAGACGAGCTTTTGGTCTAAGGAAATGAATATTCATTCCTAGCAGTCTATCCTTCTTGATTTCCATGAGTTTTATTAACGGGTACTCGTCCCATTTCTTTATACTATCTCTGTATTTGGGATCATATTCAAAGAAATACCACTTACCTACCTCTGGTTGTTCTGTGGCATTGTCGTAGAGTGCTTCAAATATTTTTTCTCTTAGTTGAGGTTTGCTTACCTTGCTTCCCCTTAGACTTTGGAGCAGGGTAGTTAATTCTGAGCTCTCGCTCTGTGATGATTCGGAAGTTGATTCCTCTGTCATCGCAGTATTCCTGAGCTGCCCTCCACTTTGCATGGTTTTTAGCATATGTCATGACCTCCGTGATGTATCGTTTGGTTTGACGTTTTTGGGGTTTGGGTTCTTGTGTTTGCTTCAGAGGTTTAACCTCTACCAGATATTGCTCAGTTTTTGTTGGTTCTTTGATCTTCACCCAAAAGTCTGGGAAGTATCTATGCACCTTATTATCTGTAGGACATTTGTATGGTATTACTATCTCCTCAGATGACCAACTAACAACTGCTCTATCATTATCACACCAATTCATGAACTTGAGTTCCCAACCAGACCGATAAAATATCTCAGTCGGATCTCCCTTATATTTCTTATAATTCTTAGGTTTGAATTTACCTTGTTTTAGAGACATAAATAAAAATACCACCCCATATGGGTATTTATGACTCTCAAAAGCGTTACATCCTTCATATCAGACCTACAGACCAGAGGAGGACCTAGTTCTACCAATCAATTTGATCTGGAGTTTGCTTGTGGCGACAAGTTGAAGCAGTTCATGAAGGATGAATATCAGATAGAAAATACATCTTACAATAACCTCATGGTTGATTTGGTGAATGAAGCACAGATACCTGGCGTGTCATTAACCAGTCAGGATGTGAAGCAAGTACACAAGGGTATCACCATGAAACCCGCAATGGCAAAGGTATATAATGAGATGGACTTCTCATGTATACTTGATGTCAAGTCAGAAGCATTTAAGTTCTTCACAGCATGGCAACAGTTTGTACAAGGTGCTGACGTTGGTGATCCTGGCGTACTATCAGGTAAGAAAGAAGCAAGAGCGTTAGCTCAACACTTCTATAATGACTATACATGTGATACAATAATAAAGAAGTACGAAAAATTTTCCCCAGATCAAAATAATCTACAACCCACAGCAAACTATCACGTGTTCACCGTACAGTTGCGTAAGTCATATCCATATATGATGTCATCTATACCTTACAGTTCAGCAGGATCTGGTGTTGTCAAGTTAAGTGTAGGTATGTACTACGAGTATGCTGAGTATACTCCGTTCAAGTTTGAGCAGAGAGTAGGAGTCTCAGGAACCTGATATATAATATATACGGACTAATTTATTATGCCATTACCTGATATTGTTACGCCAACCTATGAGTTGGTCATACCTTCATCGAAGAAGAAATTAAAATATCGCCCCTTCCTTGTTAAAGAACAGAAGATTCTGATCCTAGCATTAGAAGAGAATGATAGTGCTCAAATACTAGAAGCGATAAAGAATATATTCAAAGCATGTATCATCACTAGATTCAAGATGGACGACCTGTCTATCTTTGACGTTGAATATATCTTTCTACAATTACGTGGTAGATCTATTCAAGAGACTATTGATGTAGAAGTTCCATGTGATGATGACCCAGAAACTAAAGTACCTGTGTCATTCCCAGTGGATGCTGTCAAAGTTAACTTTCCAGACGGACATGAGTCAACAATTAAATTGACTGATGACATCGTGGTACAGATGAAGTATCCTAACCTAGAATACTTTGCTAAGGTTAACTTCACAGAAGAACCCACTGACCCATACGAGTTAGTGTCATCATGTATTGACAGAGTATATAACAAAGGAGAAGATTGTGGATCCTTCACAGCAAAAGAAGCTCATGGATGGTTGGAGAAACTTACTAACGACCAGTTTGAAAGTATCCAAAACTTCTTTGACACTATGCCTACTCTTAGGCATGAGCTTACAGTTACTAATCCTAAATCAGGTGCTAAAACAAATGCAGTCATCGAGGGATTAGTCAATTTTTTCGGATAGCCCTGTTCCAAGAGGGGTTAGCAAGGTTCTACACAACGAATTTTGCCTTGGTGCAACACCATAAATATACCTTGAGTGACATAGAAAATATGATCCCATGGGAGCGTGACATTTACGTCAATATGCTCTCGAAGTGGTTAAAGGATGAAAGGGAACGTATAGAAAAAGAGAAACGGACACGTAGATGAAGAAACGGGTCGCTGCTATGTTTGGTATTAAACTCTTACCTGTATCAGGTAGGATGGTTTCTACTGCCAAAAATATGCTCGACACTGAGATGGAATATATTTCATATCTCAGAAATAGGAAGAAAATGTTCTTCATGACTCAGGTTCAACAGACCAGAGTCACAGTTGTAAGTAAGAAAAGAGAAGCAGAAAAAAAGAAGATAGAGCAGAAACGCAAGAATAGTGTAACTGTTCCTAAAAAATTTTTAAAGAATAAAGGTAAAGACACCCTCAAACAAAGGATGAAGAGGGTGAAGGGTAGGAACCCTATCGTCAAACTGAAACGTAAGATGAAAGCAGGGGGACTAAAGATTGGTCGTAAGGTCAATCGAGTCCTCAAGATAGACAAAGCTAAGAAGTTTATGTCTAGGCAAGGTCAGAGATTAGGATCACAGATAAAGAATGTAGGTAAGAAGATAGGAGGAAAGGTACTCCAGACGGGTAAGTCAGCTGTATCAGCAGTCAAAAATAAAGGTGCCAGTCTAGTCAATAGAGTAATACCAAAGTCAGCTAAGAAGAAAGTAGTACAGAAGTTAGTTAAGACTGGTGCTAAGAAGGGATTACAGAAGGCAGGAGCAAAGGTAGCAACTAAACTGGCTGCCAAGACAGCAGTCAAGATAGGACTGAAGAAGATACCAGTCATAGGTTTAGTAGCTGGACTGGGATTCGGTCTTCAAAGATTGATGAAAGGTGATATAACTGGTGCTCTTATGGAGGCAGGATCAGGTATAGCATCTACAATACCAGGTCCTGGTACTGCTATATCAGCAGGAATAGATGCTGCCCTTATCGGTAAAGATGTCACTGGTATGAAAGACGGTGGTGAAGTTAGTTCACCCACACAAGCACTGATAGCTGAGGGTGGTGAACCTGAGCTTGTTGTACCACACTCTAAGTTAGGTCCTGTGTTCCGTAATCTATTAAGTAAGGTTGGTAACATACTAACAGATGTAACTACGGGATTCTTGTCTACATTGCCCGTACCAACAGGAGAATCATCAAGGATATTGGGTGAGACAGCAAAGATAGCAGCAGTATTTGGACAGAAGGGGAAACCAGTATCAGTGTTCAAGGGTGGTAAGATAGCAAAAATGGCATCAGGGTTCCTGAAGAAGGTAGGCGGTGGTGCTATGGGTCTAGCTAAGTCAGCATTCAAGATGTCACCCATGGGACTAGCAGCTAGTATGTTTGATAGACCAGCTAAGGCAGAGACATTTAAAAAGAGAACAAGTTTTAATAAGATATCAACTGTCAATGGTGTAACCACTTCATCATCATGGGATTCAGATAATGCTACATCATACGGGAACTTCCCAATCACCGATACCTATGGTTCAACTGAAGGGAGACAAAAACCTCATGGTGGTGTGGATATAGGAACTCCTGTAGGTACACCCGTAGGATTTACTGAGGGTGGTAAGATTCTAGCAGCTGGTAAGTTTGGAGGATATGGAAATATGATGGATGTCTGGTTACCACAGACTAAGATACAGATGCGTATAGCACACCTAAGTAAGTTCATCAAGAAAACTGGTGAGTTCATGGCAGGAGAGAAACTTGCTGAGACTGGTGGAGATCCACAAGATCCTGGTGCAGGTAGTTCTACAGGACCTCACCTTCACTTTGAGGCAGATAATAAGAAAGACTCAACTAGATATGGTGGAGCAGGAAACCCTATGCCTTATGCTCCTTTACTATCATTTACTGCTGTTGAACCTCCAAGTGGTGAGGGTGCTAAGGGAGGTCCTAGTCTCGGTGCATCATATGGTCATCCACTACAGTATACAGTCAGGTGGCCAACCAGTAATGGTGCTATGGGAGGTCCTGGCTTACTTGGTGCTGTAGGTGGGATGTTTGGTAACATGTTTGGTGGCGGTGGTAAACCACAGAAACCTCAAATGATTCCTTATCCAGTGCCTGTGGCAAAACCTATACCTATACCTGTGACTAAAGTCGTGACAGTCGAAGCAAAGACAATGGATGCGTATGGTGTCGATTCATTCTCAGGGAGATACGTTAAGTTATGAGCAAAAACATGGACAAATTTCCCAGTATAGATGACGTACATGAGGTTCTAAGTGATCTTACGAGACTCTTTGATGATCGTAATGATCTGCTCAAGTCAATGTTCAGGGATGACAAGTATAAGGACTTCTTGCTTGCTGAGAACATGCAACAACTTGCTGAAGCAGACAAGAGAGATGACTCAGCTAACGGTAGGATAAAGAAAGACTTAGCAAATGGTTATGAGGTATTAAAAGCTCAGACCACGATGAAGAAGTTTGCTAACTTCATATCGCCAGGTGCTATACCTCCTATGGATCTGACTGACTCTGATGACCTCAGAGACGACGATGACTACGAAGAGGAAGAAGCACCCGTAGAAAAAGAATCGAAAGAGCAACCAGAGAAAGGTGACAAGGGAGATAAAGGTGACAAGGGTGATGATGCACCAGAGACAGTTATACAACCACAAAGAGTTAAAGGTTTCGATCACATAGCATTGCCTGGTGCATCACAGAACTCAGGATTAAAATTACAGGAGGGTGGTGCTGTATCTCCATCACCTATGATGAACTCCCTGAACCCTAGTGCTCAGAGACCTGAAACAAAATCAGGTGTTAAGTCACTAGAGAGCTTAGGACTGGTAGGTAAGAAGAACGTTGCCAGTGAGCTGACTGAAGATTTAGGATTAGAAGAATATAAGAAAGCACTCGCAGATGCTATGGCACTACCACTCAAGGCAGTGGCAGCAGGATTAGCAGGGTTGCTAGACAACATGGATGTGCCAGGTGGTGAGGGAGCAGCAATCGAAGGACAGGTATCTAAGGTAGGAAAAACGTTTGGTGTAAAAACTAAGAAGAAAAAGAAAGATAAAGAAGGTGGTGGTGGCATAGGTTCCATACTAAAAATGCTTCTACCTTTCGGTATGGGAGCAAGTAAACCCAAAGGCAAATCCAAGTTCTCAAAACAGAACCACGATCAAGGACGATTGTCTTTAAAAGATTTTGAGGCAATGGGTAAAGGCAACCCTAATTGGGATGCTAAACATGAATATGACACCTACATGGATGAATTTGGCACTGACCAGAGAAGATTCGAGGAAGGTGATCCAACTCTTAATGCAATGGGAGGACCTTCACTAGCACCTGACACGTTGTCAACTCAAGGTGACACCAAGATAGATGCTATGAGAAGTAGCATCACTAATATCACACAGGGTGCTAAGAATATGATGTCGAAGACTCCTGTGGCTAGAGGTATCAAATCTGTTGGTGGAGTCATATCTAAACTTCTAGGTAATGTACAACCTGCATCAGAAGGTAGTCAGTATAATAGTCAAGATATAAACACTCTAACTAACCAAGTCATGATGGATAATGAGCAGATATTCAACCAACAGACTGATATAGCACTCGGTGCAATGGGTGATTCATCAGAAGAGGGTACAAAGGCAATTATGGCAGCTATAGCAAAGATGGGTAACACTCCTATGGGTATTGGTGAGGAAGATCCACTACCTCCTGCACCTCTAAAACCTAGCAAGCATCTAATACATAGCATTAGTATTGTGGATGGTGGACAAACACCCAACGACGTAGTATGAAGAACGAAAGTAATTTTGAACTACTAGACCTAAAGATAGGTATGTCAATGTATGATCCAGAATTGGATCAGCAGGGTATGATAGTGCAACCATTTACCAGTAATAACTTGTTAGAGTTACACTACATCGAGGACATCACTAAGTCAAATGTATTGTTGATACTTAAACTAAATGACTCATCGTCATCAGTTCTATCAAATATACAAGGTATGGAACCTATCGACATCAGCTGGACTGACACCTATGATAATGTGATCACATATAGTATGATCATATATGATGTCAAGGACAGGATGGTGATAGATGGTAAGAAGTCACAGGCAACTATCTATTGTGTTTCAGTTGATGCAGTAAAAAATTCTGCCAAAAAAATTTCCCGTAGATTTGGTAAGGGAGGAGGTAAGTTTACTCATGAGTTAGTATCAGAGTTGATGAAGACAGAGATAAAGACAGACAAGACAGTTGACGTTGATGAGAGTGCTACTAAACTATCCTTCGTAAGTCCATACTGGGATCCATATACTATTATCTCATGGTTAGCATGGAGATCTATACTACAGGATGGTAGTGGTAAGAAGAGTGCGGGATTCTTATTTTATGAGGACAGGAGAGGGTATCATTTCAGAGCAATGGATGGTTTGGTAGAGCAACCAAAGGCTAAGGATATAAAGGTAAATTTCTCAGCAGATGAGTTAGATGAAGAAACCATTGCTCTAGATGGATTCACTGTAACAGGTGCGTCGGACATATTCCGTGGTCTTAATCTTGGTAGTTATGCTAGTACCACGTTTACACTAGACATGAAGGACTTCAAGTATACAGAGGTTCCCTTCTTTATTAATGACTTCTATTCTTCAATGAAGAAACTAAACCCAACAGCAGAACTACCAGAGTTCTTCAGAAGATTTGGTGGTACTGAACTGGGTGGTGCACCGACTAGAATTATGTCTAAGGTCATGGATACAGCCATGTACACAGAAGGTACATATACACAAGACCTTACCAGACAGCTCAGTCAGTCCATGATCAGGAACCAGTTGTTCTTCAGTCAGTCAGCTACCTTCCAGTATGAAGGTAAGATGGACTTATACATTGGAGATGTAGTTATGGTCACTAAATATGATGCTAAGTCTGGTGAAATAAACGTTGAGGATAGTGGTCGATACATAATAGGTAAGATATACCGTCAATTTTTGACAGAGAGAGACACCATGTCTACTCAAGTCACACTGTACAGAGATAGTGTAGGATGAATTTAGAAAGTGCAGCACATGCCATCGGTAAAGATGGGTTCAACTGGTGGATAGGACAAGTCGAGAACGACGGATCAGATCCAGAGAACGATGGTGAGGAGTCACTAGATTACGATTATACAGGTAAGGTTAAGGTTAGAATTGTAGGGTATCACAACCCAGACAAAGAGGTACTACCGACCAGAGATTTACCTTGGGCATCTTGTATCATGCCAGCTGTCTATGCCATGAAGAGTGGTATGGGTTCTATACAACAGTTACAGGTTAGCTCATGGGTAGTTGGATTCTTTATGGATGGATCCTCAGCTCAGATACCTATCATCATGGGTAGTATCAGTGACCAGAACCCAAATGACATATACACTAAACTACCAGAAGAGAGTAGTAAAGCATATCAGCAGATACATGCACCAGACTATGATCCAGACAAACATGGTACAGGTGGTGGTATAGTTGGTGGTACAGCTGACACAACATCTACTGATTCCAGTACAGGTAACACAAGCGGTCCTGTACAACAGGAAACTACTGCTGACGATACAGTCTCAACAGTCAACCCACGTGGTGATGCACAGCAACAGACTGAGGCAATGAAGAAAGCTGATGAGAGAAAGAAATATACTATACATGTAGGTAATGGTAAGTGTGGTACACCCGCAGATGTGAAGATCAAAGGTGCTACTGCTGAGTTCCTAAAGTTTGCTAGAGGTATAGAGAAGAACGATATAGGTGAGTTCATCAATAAAACTACAGGTGCGATAGAAGACGTAGCGGGAGAGATAGAAGCGATCCAAGATAGGATCCAAGGATTCATGGGTGGTGTATTGGCTAACGTCAAGGGTACAGTATTAAAGGAGACACAGAAGCACATACAAGAAGTTATCAATGACATCAAGATTCCTGATCCAGATTTATTAGATCCAGCTGTGGATCAGCTCAAGAACATAGGAGATCTTGTTGACTGTCTCTTCAAACAACTCTTCAATGAACTGGCAGATGTCATCGGTGGACTGCTGAATGATCTTATAGGACAAGCACTTGACTCTGCATTGTGTTTGGCACAAGATATATTCTCAGACTTGTTCGGTGGATTGATGGACAAGTTGATGAAAGGTCTTGACACTGCACTGGGTATACTTGATGGTGCATTGAGTGCTATCAAGAACAATGCTGCTCTTATCCAACAGATTACAAACAAAGTCTTAGATTTAATCGACATGGTTTGTGAGGGTGATCTATCTTGTGCTCTTGGATTATCAACATTCGAGACAGGAGCAGGAGGTAAAGAGAGCGAAGGTGATAAGCAAATGAAGCAGATGAGTCAGTATAGTGATGCTGCGAAGACCGCATTGAAAGATGGTAAGACTCAGCTAATTGGTACAGCTATACCTAACTCACGTGGATGGGTTCCAGTCACGAAGTTCATAGGTGGTAAACTTGTCAAGAAAGCATTTAACACTAAGAATGGTGAGTTCGCAGAGGTTGGAGCTGCGGGTACTGGCGTAACATCCAAGACATTTGAGAAAGGTAAGAGCTTAATAGAGAAGTTTGACAGTGTATATCCTATACGTGCATCAGATGGTACGATCAACTTTGACACTCTAAACTGTAGTCCAAGTAACAAACGTAAGAAACCTTGCTTCCCAGAATTAATTTTTGACAATGCACAGTCCACAAGTCTCATCAGAGCGTTACCTATCATTGATGACATAGGTGCTATGGTGGGTGTGTTGATGAGAAATAAAGGATCCAATATTAATACGACTGCTAAAGTCAGAGCAATGTTCACATGTAATGAACCAGAGGGTGTTGGTGCTGATTTGACCCCTATCATTAAAAATGGTAAGATAGAGAAGGTACGGGTAAACAAACCAGGCGTAGGTTATGGATTAGACCCTGACAATACATATTGCCCAAGAGAACAAAGATTCTTCCTTGTAGATAAGGTAGAATTAAATGACTATGCTGACACAGGAGATGTACTATTCTATCAAGAATCAGATGGTGATCCGAACACAGCAATACTACAGGTAATAGAGTATGATTACGATAACACTGGACTGGTTGCTCTAGCAACACTAGAGAAGACTGATCTGATTCCAGCTGGTCTGAAGGTACAGACACTTGGTGGTTCATTTAAGTTCCAACTTAATCCACTCAAGGAGTTCTATGACCTCGCTATTCCTGCTAATGCTACAGCATTATATGCTAACTGTGATGACATACTACCAGTGCTTGACACTATCGACATCACAAACGTAGGTAAAGGATATAAAAATCCTAAGATATATGTCGGACCTAATGAGATAGGTGACATATCTACAGATACACAGGGTAGACTACTGACCCCAACTATCAGTACAAAGACACTAGGATTTGTACGACCTCGGATCGTAGATCCAGAAGGATATGGTGCTAACATTGTACCTACATATCAGTACGTAGGACCTACTAAATTCAACGAAATATTTGAATCTCAATCTTACATTGATTGTGTTGGTCATCCACCAAATACAACAATACAGGTTGAAGAAACAGCACAGGTATCAGGTGTGTCAGACCCATCGGGCGGTACAACTTCCATAGCAAGTGGTATCACAGAGACACCAGACACACCTGTTACAGTTGATCCACCTACAGAAAATACAACACCACCAACTCAAAATGATCCACCTAGCAGTGGTGGTGGTGGCGGTGGTAACTATGGAGGAGGTTACTAATGGCTAGACAAGATACCACACAGACAGAACTATTTGATGGTAGTGAAGAGAATAATGATAATCCTCAACACATCACGAACTATCCAAAGAACTGGGTTACAGTGACCTCAGCGGGTCATGTAATGGAATTTGACAATACAAAAGAGGGTGAAAGAATCAGAATAATCCATGGTGCGACTGGTTCTTTGATCGAAATGGACGAAGAAAAGGATACTTATATCATCAGTTCAAGGGATTTACACCTAAATAGTGACAGAACGACCACCCTTAAGGTCGGAAAAAACAAAAAGGACGACAAACTTATCATTCAAGTTATCGGTGATGCTCACCTGAATGTGGAGGGAAACCTACACACAGAGGTAGAGGGCAACAGATATGACAGAGTGGACGGTGAATATCAACTAAAGGTTGGTGGAACTATCATGATAGATTCTACATCCAATATTGGTATCAATGCTGACAATGAACTCAGAACGATAGCTAATTCTATTAACGAACGCTGTACCTTCAAGAAGCTCGACATGCAGAAGGGCGGTCAGTTAACAGAGGTTATAAAAGGTAACCGTGTGATCAGGATGGATAAAGAAGGAGGAACGTTCGCGTTAGAGTCAGCGGGAGACCTTCGATTTAATGTCAAGGGTTGTCAGTATGACAACGTTGGTAGAAACAGTTTTACAGAAGTCCAAGGCAAGGTAAAGACTATTGCTCATGGACAAAATATTGATTGTATAGAGGGTGGACAACCCTCTGGTATGGACACCTCAACCAGTAGCGGAGTGGGTTGGGAACTCGATACTAAGAGCACAGATGTAAAGATAAACACAAACGATTTTATGATGAGTGCATCAGGCACTGCGAATATGTCAGCATCTGGAAGCGAATTTAGAATCACATGTAATAACGGTATCTACTTGAATTGACATTCTGGTGTGAATGTACTATAGTAAAGGAACAGACCACATGTTTGGTATGACAATATCTTCTAGTCAAGCTAAAACTCTCGTTGACTTTATTAACGCAGAGAAAGCAAACTACATAGAAGAAAAAGTTAAGGGGATACCCACCCAGAAGAATGCTATGGAGATCTATAAAGAGATTCATGCTGATCTGGAGGAGATTAAAAACTATGCGTCAGACATCATTCAGTATGCCAGATGTCATAGTGGCACAATGTCCACCCCAAATGCTTACCCATTGCCTTATCATAAAGACAGTGATTATGAAGATCCATGGAAACAGACTACTTAAAACAATGTGAGGTAGATATAACCGCACGTCGGTTTACTCTTACCAGTGAACAATCTGAAGTACAGGTTCTTGACTGTGATGACTCTGAACAATTCATGAGGGTATTAGAATTTGTTAGAGCGACATGCCAAGTAAATGAAGTATCGTACAAGTATTAATTATGTCACACTCAGCAACGTTCTATAAGATCAAAGATATCTTACGTGCTGCCCCCAAACCAGTAACAGATGAAGTGCTACTTGAAGTAGCGTCACTTGCTATTGCTGAGACGTTGGGTGATAGAAATGTTGAACCTGTTAAATGGGACAGCAAAATTATGGATGACCTTTTGTTAGACTCACTCGACATGGTTGAGTTAGTAATGTTTCTTGAGGAATGCTTCAGCGTAGAAATACGAGACGAGCAAGCAGGAGAAATAGTCACCGTTGGTGATGCTATTACTATAGTCAAGGAAAACAAAGCAGGGAAACCACGCAAGGTAGACAAGCGTAAGGTTAGTAGGTCTTTCCAACAACAAACAGACGCAATCGCACGAGAGCAAAAAGCACTCGATGCTGAGATTGACAAAGCATTGGATGAGCAAGACTAAAAAAATATTTTACAATTATGTGGTCGGTGGAAGTGAACAAGCATTTGCCGATGAGTCTGAACTAGATTTCTGGGCAGATGATTACTTTGAGGCACCCACTCCTGCCCTCAAGGATTATCCTGTTGCGTATAGGCACTATCAATGCCCCGCTTTCAAAGAATATTACAAAAATACATGGGTAATGAGACAATCATTCCCCCTTGGGTTCATATATAAATCTACTGAGAATAGAATTGAGTCAAACTTAGATCAAACTAACTTTGATGCTTATTTTATGCTTGGTGATGGATGGACAGATGGAGAACACCCAGAGGTACAGTTCAAACAAGGATATTGTTTTTGGACAGAGGATACCGATGTGTGGTTGGAGCAATTCCAACATCCAGACATGTCACGAATAGGACTAGACACTGTGTCTGGTGCCTTTCCAATTTCGGTATGGCAACGACCTATTAACCTAGGATTCACTATCAGGAACTATGACCAAAACATCTGGCTCGAAAAAGGATCCCCGCTTTGCTATGTTAGATTCTCTAGCCAAAGAACAAGAGATGTCAAATTCACTCTTGAAAAGCGATCCATCCCTAAAGAAGTGCTTAAGCGACAACTACAAAGCTTGTGGCTCAAAGACTGGCACAAAAACTTCTCATGGAACCTCATCAAACAAAGATTGAGGAAGGAAGAGGAGCAAGAAAACAAATGCCCTTTTGATTTTTTATGGAAGAGATAACTCAACTATACAAAGAGTTTCGCACTATTGACGGAATAGGAGTTTGTAAGGTATACTTTATAAATGGGATAGCGTTCTCATTTGATGAAGATGACACACCTGACAACTTTAATACGGTCAGTATTGCCAATGAGAAACCTGTTTTGAGTAACGAAGACCTATATAGAGGTAGTTCATACCTCATAGAAGAGGGATTTGAGTTGGATATTCTACTAGAGGATATCAATGACGATTTGTTTAATGACAATGAAGACGACTCACCATATCACAAAATACCAAAACGATACTAATGCCAAGATCGGAGAAAGACATCCGAAAAACCGCCAAGAAAATTATTAAAAATAAGAAGCAATGGACACCCGCAGAGGTTGCTTATGCTAAAATGATACGTAAGAGATTGAAGACTGAAGAATGATCGTTTCGTTATTTCCGACACCACTGCTAGTCAGTGAGTTTGACTTTAGACCCGAACTATTAGAGTGGGTCAAGAAACACTATGAACATAGTGTATACCATGAAGGTAACTCATCCTCAGCAGGATGGCACTCGGAGTATAATCTACACGAACAGCAATCATTCCTTGAACATTCTATATTAATCTATGCTCACATCGCAGACTCATTGAAAAATCTGAGCAGTGCTCCATTTACTATTAATAGTATGTGGGCGAGTGTAAACAAGAAAGGCGATTATAATTATTCACACACTCATTTGGGTGTGGACTTTTCTGGTGTCTTGTATTTACAGACTCCATTCAACTGTGGTGATATAGTATTTGAAGATGAGAACGCAAGATTTAGATATAACTGGAAGTTAGACGAAGAGATAAAAGAGGAGAACGGATACCATGAAAGTATGTGGTTCCATCCTGCTGTTGGTCGTTGCTTAATCTTCCCTGCTCATCTTAGACACCACGTAGAGAGAAACCAATCCGAGACAGATCGTATCAGTATAGGATTTAACTTGAAGTTCCGATGAAACTATCTAACGGTGAGGTTATAATTATAGATGATCTGATACCTTTACAACAACAGATCAACTTATATGTGGAAGCATGTTCGCTACCATACAGATTAGTAGGCAGTAATAAGTTTGACGTACAGGATATAAAGACACAGAAACCAATATCATATGTGGATCAGAAATGGGTGGTAGAAAAGTTCTTCACTGGTGGTATCGCAGGGTTCCTCGATGACTATGTACCATGTAATGTAGAGACAGCATACATCAACTGTGGTATTCATAGTGAGAGTCCTGATGTACACGTGGACAGTTCACGCAAGGGAGACAAGACTCTGCTATATTATATGAATAGAGAGTGGAAGCACGAGTGGGGTGGTGAAACTATACTGTTAGGTGATGACGCACAAGAAATAGAATTTTGTACACCATATAAACCTGGCAGAATAATTATATTTGACAGCACTATACCACACGCAGCTCGACAGCAATCGTTTGCTGCTCCATTGTATAGATTTACGTTAGCAATCAAGTTCAATGCTTGAAGAATTTTTAGAGTGGTTTGAAGGAGACTATAACAACTGGTCACAGGCATCCAGTTGGCCATCTTATTATGCTCACGTATTACTATCACATACGAGATTAGAAGGCACTAAGTTCCTGTCACGTCAGAGATATAAACACAATGGAGAGGAGTATAGACGCAAGGAGATAGAAATAATACAGAGAGATGATGAGATCATAGCACTCAATCCTGTAGCAGACATACACTTCCGTAAGGATGGCGATCAGTACATAGGAAGGAACTATAAAAGTCCATGGGTAAACGAAGGATACCTCAGATCTGAAGCAATATTAGAGAAAGATAAGTACACAGTAGTGGATAGAGGGTACGATAAAGAGGGTAAACAGACATGGGGATCCAAGTACGGACCTTTTATCTTTGATAAAGCGTATAAATAAATGGAGAACTTAATGTAGGGTACGTGTGGCAACTCGTAAGATATCAGACCTGACTCTACTGACAACAGTATCACCTTCAGATACCCTTCTGTTGCTTGATAATTCTGATCCAGTAGATACAAATAAAAAGAGCGAAGTAGGATCCATTTTTAAGGCAGTGCCTGGTGGATCACAGAACCAGCCTGGTCTAGCATTTGACCAGAAGACAGCAACTGGGCTATATTCAACAACTCAAGGTGAACTGGGTATATCACTCGGTGACTCTAAACTATTACTTGAGAAGCAATCAACTTCACTTGTATTATCTGCTAGAGACTCAGCAGACTCTAACTTAGACTTGACATTCCAAGCACTAGGTACTGGATTGATTAGATTCAACTCCACTATTGCTATTAATGACTCTGTGTTTACTGTACCTAACAGTTCAGACAACAGTAAGATAATAAAATTTTCTGCCACTCAACTACCCACAGGGACAACTAGAACTTTTGTTTTCCCTGATGCAGGTGTTGACATTGATACCATAGTCACTACATCATCAACTCAAACACTTACCAGTAAGACACTTGTATCACCTATATTCACAGGTGACCTACAAGGTGCTAATCTTACACTCTCTGGTGATCTACAAGTTGATGGTAACACTACAGTAGGATCAGATAATAATGATACACTGACTGTCGCAGCTGTATCTACGTTCAATGCTAACGCAACACTGAACAACCCAGTCACTATAAATGCTGCCACAACCTCGACTGATGATATAACTATCAATCAAACGAGTGGTACTGGGACATATAAAAAGTTAAAGTTTTTTGATACAAGTCAAGATACAAACGCAGGAAGAAACGTAGCAGACTTAGCAGTCTCTACAGATCAAGCGTCAAGGTATCTTGATTTGAAGTATTATGATCAGGATACAGACTATAGCTCAACCAACTATACGTATGGTATGAGAATAGCAAGTATCGCTTATACAATGCCTGATGTAACTGTAAATATTACTAATGGTGCGGTAGCAGGGTTCACTATCACAGATCCTGGTGCTAATATTAGTGGATCATTAACAGCAGTTATAGTTGGTGATGGTTCTGATGCTATTGTTACTCCTGTAGTAATCAATGGTGAATTATCATCTATCACTATAGATGCAGGAGGACAAGACTATACCTCTGCTACTATCAACTTCACTACGTTTGGTGGTGGAATACAGTACAGACAATATAATCATGCCACTGCTACAGAGACAAAGAACGAGATTATCCATACAGGTAACCTTAGTTTAATCAGTCAAATAGGTTCAGTAAGTAATCTAATTACAACTGGATCAGTTAATTTTGATGATGGCACATTCATACTAGACGACACAAATGATCGTGTAGGTATAGATATAACCCCCACAGCATATAAGCTCGAAGTTGGAGGAGATATATACTTTACAGGCAGTCAACTTATTGGTGGTGACACCTCAGCATTTGTATTTCAGAGGAGACTAGATGCTACTCCTATGAAGTTCAACAAATATGATGGAACCACTGAAATGATGATTGACTCAAATGGTCAGGTTGGTATCAACAAGAGTCCAACTAAACGATTTGATGTCGATGGTGACAGTAACGTTGACGGTGATTTCTATGTTACTGAGACAGATTCAGTCAACCAAGTTGGTGGTGCTGTACATGCTAAACGATTGAAGTTAACAGACATCAACGGTGCAGTTCAGACGATCACTGCTGACACTATCTCTGCTACGAGCAGAACAAAAGTTATTTTCCACGCTTACTCTTAAAATCAATGGCTAATGGTGTACTAGCGTCTTATCAGTCCGCTACAACAAAATATACGAATGCATATGTGGATCCCGCGAGTAATCCTAACGGGTTAGTACGTGCTGATTTCCCTATGTACACAACTCCTAGTGCTACTCTAACAAGTGGTTCACTTAGGATGATGAATACAACTGGTGCTACTGCTACAGTAGACGTTGCTATTCAAGACTATACAGAGCAGATACAGTTTGCTGCTCCTGGCTCACAGTCTCCTACTGTGTCTACCTTCTCAGAGTTTAGTTTTGCACCAAACTCAAAGGTTACCAGTTCATATGTTATTATCTCAAGTCACAACGGTACAAACTACGTGCCTGGTGAAACACTGACTATCACTGGAGGTCCCAGTGGTACACAGACAGCTAAGGTAATAGCATGGGACTTGAATAACCTCAAGGTATGGTATGAACTACCCGTAGGATCATGGCCAACCACAGTTGCTACCATGACAATAACTGGTGCAGGCGGTGGTAGTGGAACTATTACTGACTCATACGTTGGTACATATGGTAGAGTCATATACTATGACAGACTAACAGGTCAGTTATTACTTCAAAATGATACAGTCATCAACAACGTGAGGTCATTATATTATACTGAGCCGACACAACAGAGAATGTCTGGTATCGGTGGAGCAGGTCAACTATCAGTCTCATCAAGAGGTTATGAGTGGTTACCTTCACTATCCACAGTGACATTATATAATAGTGCCAACCAGAGTGGTACAAACGTGACAGCAGAGTGGAAGCAAACAACAGGCAGTGTACCAGAGATTATTATATCTGGTGTGACATACAGTAATGATCAGAACAAGATCTTAAAATCATATCCAATCCCAAACAATTCTGAAGTGAGTTTGACAGGTCTGGTGCTTGAACAGTGGCAGAACCTTTACGTGAGTGCGTCAGCTGGCGTAGCATTTAATTTTATAGGATTTGAAGAAAGCGTAACTATTAGCTAAATGGCACTAACTAGACTAAAGAATGTCTTTACCTCGAAGACAGGTCGTTGTATCTACGTCAACCCAGACGATTTCGACGCATCGGATTCTTTTGACAACAGAGGTAATAGTCCTAACAGACCATTCAAGTCAATACAAAGAGCACTGGTTGAGTCAGCACGATTCTCATATCGTACTGGACAGTTCAACGATGCTTTCGAGTCATTTACTATAGTATTATATCCCTCAGAGTATGTACTAGATAACAGACCAGGTACAAATACATCTGGACAAGCATTTATAGACGACGATATACCCATATTAAGTAGTGCATCTGACTTAGACTTACAGAATACAGATGGCACACCCAACCCTAACAACCTCCTATACAAATTTAATAGTGTAGAAGGTGGTATTATTATCCCAAGAGGTACATCCCTCGTGGGTATGGATCTTAGAAAGACTAAGCTAAAACCACTATATGTTCCTGATCCTGCATCTGGATCAATCGAAAGATCAGCTATCTTCCGTGTTACTGGTGGATGTTATTTCTGGCAGTTCTCATTCTTTGATGGTCCTAACACTGGTGTATACACTGACCCTGCTCAACCTACAGCATCAACACCTCCAACATATTCTCACCACAAATTGTGTTGCTTTGAATATGCTGATGGTAAAAATGTTTTGAGCACAGTCAATGACACACTGGGCAACGCTCTTACTATCACTGACCTAGACTTATACTATCAAAAGGTAGCAAAAGCATTTGATGATATCCCTGACACTACTGGAGTTACAGCAGCTGATGAGTTCCAGAAGAGAGTTGAGGAAAATAGAATTGTAGGTCCTAATACCTCAGGTCCTATTACTATCAGTAGTATAGTCACAGACTACATCAACAGTGGTGTGTATACTACAACAGCAGAGGTAACAACAACAACTCCTCATGGATTTTCTAACGGAACGCCAGTTCAAATCGAAGGTGTCTCAGGGTCTGTGGCTGGTAGATTTAACGGTTCATATTTTATTACAGAAGTACCAACCACAACAACCTTCAGATATATAATTAAAGACCCTACGCAGGCTGCTCCTGCTAACAACCCAACTGCTACTGGTTCTACAGTACGAGTTGAGATTGACAACGTTGACTCAGCGTCACCATACATATTCAACATATCTCTACGATCAACGTGGGGTACATGTGGTATGCATGCTGATGGTGCTAAGGCAACTGGATTCAAATCTATGGTTGTTGCTCAGTTCACTGGAGTATCACTGCAGAAAGATGACAATGCTTTCATTAAATGGGATGGCTCAACTTACATAGCGGGTAATCATACAGATGGCGACAGTATCTACAGACCGACGTATCGAAACTTCCACGTCAAATGCTCTAATGACGCAGTTATCCAAGCTGTTTCTGTTTTCGCTGTTGGTTTCGCTGATCATTTCGTTGCCCTTAGTGGTGGCGACCAGTCAATTACCAACTCTAACTCAAACTTCGGATCTACAGCTCTAAGAGCGAAAGGATTCAAGACTCTACCATTCACACAGGATAAAGCTGGTAAGGTCACACACGTCATACCTCCTAAGAAATTAACTAGAACATATACAGAGGTATCAGGATATACATTCAATGCTACTCTTAATAATAGAACAGTCACACCTAGTCCACTGAATGCTACTCATGGACTGACTGCTAATCAATTCATTCGTATCACTGCTATTGATGCTTCAGAGTCGTATCAAATAGAAAGTGTTGCTACTAATGGTACTCTTACATTGAACAGAGGATATCGTGGTAGCACAGTGACTGGTACAACAGTCTACAGTGGTAGCATAGATGAGATACCTGTTGGTTACATAGCTCTAGACGTACAGAAGATAAAATATAATAGTAGCAGAACAGTCGGCACTGCTAAGAATACATGGTCGAGCTCAACAACTCTTTCAGCAAATACAAGTGTAGTTTATGGTGGTAAAGCGTATTATACTGCTACTGGTGGTACTACTGGCAGTACTCCTCCCACGTGGGATACCGCACCTCTTGCCAGATCTGACGGTGGAGTCACGTGGTCGTATATTGGAGATGTAGACACAAGATTATATCTCTATGGATATAACTCAGAGGCAACTAAACCTCCATATAAATTACAGGGTTACAACCTTGGTGCACGTATCAATGATGTATTGTATGTGTCATTGATTGATGGATCAACACCTAAGACATACTATACTAATATCACACCAACAGGTAGTCCTACAGTTGCTGATAATCATTTCACTAATATAACCACACAGAATTTTGTACCTGGTGACCCTAATCATCCACTACAGTTTGATGATCAGCTCAACACATGGTATGTAAGAATCACAGCAGCGACTAGCAGCAACACATCCTATGGTATACACTATCATCTAGGTAACGAAGCATTCTATGCAACGTCACTGTTTACTGGTGCATCATACATGATGAGAATACCAGACAACAGGTCATCTAGAGACAGAACATATAGATTCAGATATGAGGTAGACAGCTCAGTTCTATCAAGAGACCCAATCAACGGTTATATTATTCAGCCACGTAACGTTGCTACTGGACAGTCATACGACAAAGTTTACTACATCTATGACATTGAGAAAGTACAACCACTACAGTCAGGAGCACAGAACGGTATATATTATCTAACCATGTTAAATGGTAAGATCAGTCCGTCTAATGGTAACCTTAGTAACTTTGCGTTCTCTCAGAATATTAACAACCTATATCCACAGTTAGATAAGGACAACCCAACAGAAGATCCACTCAAGGCAACCTCAGTCGCATCTAATACTATTGTTGGACTTGTTACCACAACAGATGGTAGTGGTGCTGAGGACTTATCAAGATCTATTACTAAAGAAATAGTATCTGATTATATTGTTGAACAGAAAAATAATTACGTCAACTATGCTTCAGCTGACCCTGCCACTGCTAACTACATCACACTAGAAGCACGTGATGGTGACGCAGAAGAGTTAGATCTATCACTCAGAATGATACCACTGAATGCTACAGGTGGTACAGACCTAGAAGTTAGACGACCTAGTATCTTAAGATCAGGTAACCACACATTTGAATACGTTGGTTTCGGACCAGGTAACTATTCAACTGGTCTACCTTCAGTACAGAACAGAGTTCTTACAGAGAATGAGATACTATTAGCACAGTCACAGAAGGAAGAGGGTGGTATCGCATTCTACTCTGGACTGAACAGTAATGGTGACCTATTCATAGGTAACACACGTATCAGCTCAGTTACAGGTGAAGAGGAATCACTAGACACTCCAGTGTTATCAGTTGTTGGTGAGACAGCAAACTTACGTCCTACATTTGATGAGATCATTGTAAGGGATAAGATAACCATTGAGAGTAATACTCTAACAACAGAATTTAAAGGTAAGTTCCTTGTACAGGGTGAGACTACAATTAATGATAGAGTTACTTGTGCTGACATAACAGTCGGTAAGACAGGTGAGTCAAGTAAAAACATTGACGTTGTAGGATCATCGCCAGGTACTGGATCAGCAAACGATGGTGACTGGAAACTATTAGAGCTACCTACACGTGGATACTACACAGGATGGTACTGGGATGGTAACTACTGGGTCAAGCAGGGACTGACTGACACAGGTAATTTACATATTACAGGTGGGTCAGGTAACTCTGATGCTACAGGTGATTTAACATTCTCCAATGGCTTAGGTATCAATATCACATCTAATGGTGGATTATCAGTCGGTACAGGTGCTACATCACTGGGTGGTACACTAGCAGTAACTAATCAGGCTACATTCTCGAATGACGTGGCAGTATATGGTGGTGACATCACAACTAACCAGAGTACATTCAACTTAATCAATACTACAGCAACCACACTAAACATAGGTGGAGCAGCAACCAACGTATCAATCGGTGCTAGCAGTGGTACTACAACCATTAACAATGAACTATCATTGAGTGGTGACTTTACTATTGGTGGTGGTGACCTCACAGTCGGATCAACAAATGTTATCTCAGACAGTGGTGGTAGTTGTTCATTGAAGGGTATTGATAGCATTGATGCTACAACAGAAGCAACTATCGAGAGTGCTATAGATACATTAAGCAACTTAACCTCAGCGGGATCTCTTTCTACAGTAGGTACTATCACAAGTGGTACATGGTCAGGAAGTATAATTAACAGAGCATACGGTGGTACAGGTCTAAACACCTCATCTATCTCTAATGGTCAGATACTTATTGGTTCATCTAGTGGATTCTCACTACAAACTATATCACAGGGTAGTGGTATCACAGTTACTAATGGTGCTAACAGTATCACTATTGCTAACTCAGGTGTAAGATCACTAGCAGTCAGCAACCAAGGTTCAAGTATCAGTCTAAACTCAAGCACTGGTGCACTCACACTAACAATAGGATCAGGATCCAACGCATACGGATCACGAACAATCTCCACTAACAACCCTAGCGGTGGTAGCAATGGAGATATATGGTATAGATATTAATTATGGGATTACCTTATGATGCAGGGATAGCGAACTACCTCAGTCCTACCCTACACTCACGTATAAAATCAGGTGGCACATGGCGATGGGTTGACCAGTTATCAGTCAAGTCAGGTGGGTCATGGCGTACAGTCAAGCAAGCATATGTTAAATCTGGTGGTACATGGAGAAAGTTCCACGATGCAGAGAATGTATTTACATTCTATGTAACTCTAGGTGGTACACGTACCTCGACATTTAACTTAGGCACATGGTTATCTAACAGTGGTTATCAGTCACCATCACTGGGCAGGACATATAATAATGGAGATAGAATACGTGGTGTGATACATGTCACAGGTAACGCAGGAGGTAATCCTGGCGTGTACATAGGTAACTTTGGTACTAACTCACGTGTATACATCAAGATTGATAGTAATAAAAGAATAGCAGGATATGGTGGTAACGGTGGTAATATAGGTAGTGGTGGACAGTCAGCAGGAACAGCATTATATACTAGAACTCCAGTATTCATCGAGAACAACGGTAATATGTGGGGCGGTGGCGGTGGTGGCCGTGGTGGTAACAACGGTCAGTGTGTAGGCACATACTATTACAACTATAACTGTGGTAAGAACTGTTACGCACAGGGTACAGGATATAATTACAACCCAGCCTCTGGTGGAGGAGGTGGCGGTGGAGCTGGTATCCCTGCTGGCTCTGGCAGACAGGGTGGTAATAATGGTAGTTACAACTCAGGTGGTAACGGTGGATCAGGAAATGGATGTGGATCCAACTCAGGTGGTAAGGGTGGTAATCCTGGTCAGAATGCTTCAGGTGGTAACTCAGGTTCTAACGGTAACAGTGGGTACTATATAGATGGAGCGTCCTATGTATACTCATGGGTGGCAACAGGAGACCGTAGAGGTAGATCAGGAAACTAATGGCACAATCAGAACTACAACAAGAACCTCAGTTCAAAGTATATGGTGCAGACTCAGTGAAGTTTACTATCACAGAGATTGACGATGAACTGAAGCAAATAACAGTATCAATCAACTGTAGTGAGTTATCAACTCAACCAGAAGATATGATAATAGATGCATGGAACCTCAACACAGAGGAACCAGTACGTCTACAAATAGCAAAGATGGTATTCGATGCAGTATTACTGCAGAAGAACAAGGAAGCTGATGCATCACAACAGCTCACAACATGTAATACTATCAAGACACAGGAGCAGACAGTCACAGCGACTGAGCTAGAAGCACATCTAACAGAGATGCATAAGCAACGAGCAAATCACTTTGATCCACTACTCACAGAGAGTAGGATCACAACTATCTTCCATGAAGATGACTTTGACTACCAGTTTGAAAACCTTATCAAAGAATTGAATAGCTAATGTATGACATTACCACTAACAAATCATATGATATAGCAGCGTATGGGTTCGGTAAGAAGATCGAACAACATGGGTTTGAGATATTATCATGTGTGAGTGCACGTCAAGGTAAGAAAATATTTGGTAACGACCCTGATATAACAGAGGTGAAACCAGAGTTTGATTTACTAGAGGACTGGATCACCAAAAATCCTAGTGGTAAGGTAGCAACTAATGAAGTATTGCTACGTAAGTATGGTTATGATCATGCCACAGTACACCATAGGACAGTACTATTCACATCACAGTGGAGAACAGATGCACTCAACATGCCTGATCACAGTCTGTTATACCACGCAGGAGCATACTCACAGTTTAAGATGCCAGGTGTGTCTAGACTCACAAGTGTAGAGAAAGATGGATCCTCAGTATGTGTAGGACCTATGGATGCTACAAACTATCAGAGGACAGTATATAAATTTGAGACCAGTGGTAGATTCAAACCAGAGACAGAAGGAAGTATAATAGTACCAACAGAAGATTGTTACATTCAAGGATTTCTATTGAAGAGACACATGGCATTCAAGTGCACAGTCACGGACTGGCAGTCATTCAATGTAACTAAACCAACATGGCTCATTGAGTTCACAACAAATAATATTGATCCTGTTGCTACAGGCAGACAGTGGTTACAACAGTTCGAGGATGGACTGATTGAATTTGTGGACAGAGTGCCCAAAGAATACAAATACAGTCACGAGAAAGGATTATATGTTGAGTGAGAAAGTAATCCAAGATTTCGGTCATGAGATTACAGTTTTATATTATAACAACGTACATAAAGGATACAAATTCATAGGAGACGACCCTGAGAGTAAGATCATCAAGGTTCCTACTGATGTATTGGAGAGAGTATATAATAAGGTAGGTATGTCTGGACATGAAGATCACATGCCAGCTAGAGCATACTTAGATAAGTTCTATTTACATAACAGGTGTCTGTTATTTACCAGTGGTGTGTGGATGTCAGAGACAGCAGGGATACCACACATGCTGATGTACAAGGCAGGGACATATTTAAACTATAAGATGGCAGGGATGACTAGACTCACAGCACTGACTGATAATGCTAGTGCTATTTGTATAGGACCTGATCCTGGCAGTGACGCACTGGGATATTATAATAGGAAGGTAACTAAAATAGACAGTGATATATTATTTGACCGTACGGACAGGGTGGTTGTCGCAACGCAAGATATGTGGTATGATGGAGACATCGTAACCGCAGGAAAACCATACCTAGTTAAACGTAAGGGTAAACTTAAGTTGCTAAACTCAGGATATATGGTAGAATTCTGGTTAGATGAAGTAAACATTGAAGAGACCATAACTGATTATATTAGTATGTGGATCGACAATAAAATCATACTTAGAGAACGCAATGCCAAGAATCAAGCATAAGCACCTGTCACGTGCTCAGTTTGAATTTTTATTAGAACACATGATGAAGACACTCCCTGATCACGAGATCACAGAGTGGTTACAATGGGTGTGGTCTATGAATGAGGGAGACAGTAGTATCAGAGCTGGATCTGAAACTGGTTATCGTATGATGCAGTATGATAAAGCACAGTTCGATGAAGAGGATGAATATAACTACACGTACACATGGACAGATGAAGAGGAGATATGGTAGATCTTATATTATTTGGAGACTGTAAGAAGACACTCAAACAGTTCCCACGTGGCAGTGCTCAAATGTGTGTGACATCACCTCCTTACTATGGTCTACGTGACTATGGTACAGCAACATGGATAGGTGGTGACCCTAACTGTAACCACATGAGAGACTCAAAGGTTAATCCTGATCATTGTATCACTGGACATAAGAACCATGATCAGATGTCAGGTGTGGGTGATGCTATCTACAAAACATCATGCCCCAAGTGTGGTGCTATCAGACAGGACAGTCAAATAGGATTAGAAGAGACTCCCGAAGAGTTCGTACAGTCACTTGTAGAGGTATTTCGTGAGGTACGTGATGTACTCGCAGATGATGGTGTACTATGGGTGAACATAGGTGATAGCTATTATAATTACAGACCAGGCACAGGTGGACTACCTAAACAAACAGTAAGTAGAACAAATCAAGACCTACCAGAGGAGTGTAATAGAAGAGCAAACAAACTGGATGGTCTGAAAGAGAAGGACATGATAGGTATACCATGGATGCTCGCTTTCGCATTGCGGGCAGATGGATGGTATCTACGTCAGGATATTATATGGCACAAACCAAACCCTATGCCAGAGTCTGTAAAGGACAGGTGTACTAAATCACATGAGTACATATTTCTATTGAGTAAACAACGTAAGTATTATTATGACAACGAAGCAATCAAAGAACCAGTCAAGCAAGATTGGGGTAAACGAGACA